ACAAGTTGGTGGAAGCCACTATAAAAAATACAAGATTCAACCAGTTGAGTTTATAGTTAAAAATAATATTGGATTTTGTGAAGGTAACGTTATAAAGTATGTTCTAAGGTTTAAGGATAAAGGTGGTATTGCTGATTTAGAAAAGGCAAAACACTACATAGAACTGCTAATAGATTCATCTAAAAGTAGCAAATAGTCTAAAAACCGATTTAAACGCATTTTAAGGCATAGTGGCTTTAAAAAGTTAAATAGCGACAATAGCACCTATAAAATCAAAAAAAAGGGGTAATTTGTCGGTTTAAATAGGCAAATTTAAGGAGTTTAAAGCTACAATGGCATTTAATATACAAAATAAGGAAGAAAACCAGAACGCACCATTTGGTTTATTAGTACAAAAAGGATTAGTAGAAGATTTTTCAGCTTATGGCACTTATGGCTATAATGCAGATGTAAGCACATCATTTGAAACAATATGGACTGGTGGTGGCTTATATTCATATCCAACTACTGCAAGTACAGCTTCAGTAACAAGTTCAGACACAGTTTCTGACAATGGTGGAACAGTTGATCTTTATGGATTAAACGCAAGTTATCAATTACAAACTGAAAGAGTTGTTATTGGACAAACATCTACAAATACTTGGATTAGAGTTTTTTCTGCAACTTTAGTAAATGCAACAACTGGAAATGCCAATGTTGGCACAATTACAGTTACTGTTGATTCTAAATCTGTTGCTGTTATTCCTGCGACTTATGGAAAATCTTTAGCTTGTATTTATACTGTACCTGCAAACTGTAGAGCATTTATTATGACTGCTGGTATTGGTGTTTCTAAACAAAAAGAAATTGAATCTAAATTAATGATTAGAAGATTAACTGATGGAAATGCTTTTAATACTATTGGTTATCAAACTTTATTTGGTGGAAATGCTTATCAAGAATTTACTGTACCATTTTTAGTAGATCAAAAAACAGATATAGAGATTAGAGCAAAAGCAGATGCTACAACTTCTGTATCAGCTACATTTTCTTTATACGTTGAGGAATATCATTAATGTGGTGGAACATCATACCTACAGTAGTTAAAACTGGTGCTGAGATTTATAAGAATCATAAACAATCAGAACTATTAGAATCAGAAGCTGAACGTAGATACTATGAACGTATGGCTAAAGGTGAGATTGAATATCAAAGAGATGTTTATGATCAGCAAGACAAATCATGGAAAGATGAATTTGTTTTAATTATAGTATGTGTTCCAATTATTGTATTATCTTATGCCATCATTAGTGATGATGTTAATATTAAAACTAAATTAGATTTATTCTTTGATTACTTTGGTAAGTTTCCTACTTGGTATCAATGGTTAATAGTAGGTATCTTCTCAGCGATTTACGGATTAAAGCCGACACTAGATATATTTAAAAAATGAACTTCTATCTAATTACCTATGCAATTAGTTTTGTTAAGGTAAATGATGAGAGCATAAAAGAAGATATTGCTCATTGTAGATTCTTTGATACTGGTTCTTTTGTAAATGCCAGTTCATTTTTAGCTTCATTAAAACAAGTTAAGAAACTTAGAATTACAGGAGTTGAGTTTGAAGTAGAAGAATGTGGTTGGTATGATTATTATGAAGATATTTCAAACACTATTCACTAACTTAACTGCACTTCAAAATATTCTATACCATCATTGGGAAAGCTTTTTAATTGCGACTTTGGCAATAGCTTTAATATTTGATCTACACTTTTAAATATAATCTTATCAGCTAAAGGAAAGCAAATAGTAAACTTAGTATGATAGTTTGTAAAAGCTTGTTCAAAATAAATATATCTTTTAACATCTCTAACTTTAATCTTAGCTAAAGTCTTTCCATGTTCCCAAGTAGCATTTTTTAATTCAACAAAGAACTGCTCTTGCTTATGTGCTTCTTTAGGTGCGTATACGAACTAACCATGATCTATAAAGATCAACCCAGCTTTGTAAGTTAGCATATTTACCTTTTAGAATTGAATAGTTCTTTTCTGCAACTAATAAACCTTCTACTAATGTTGCGTAGTTATCATCAGCATAAGCCCACTTTTCTGCTTCACTTACACTGCAATTCTTTTCTAATTTCTTAGTAATAGTTAATTGTGCAAATGTTATTTTCTTAAATTCTTCGCAACGTCTAAATGTATATAACGCATTAGACATTTCTTCTGAGATAGAATCTAGTTCTTGTTTTATCGTATCGGGATTCTTTAGAGCAAAATCTTCCATAACCTTCCTTTACATTTTTAAGTTGTGTTACTAGACTAAGCTAGTAATTCTTCAAATTTCAAAACCACTTTTGTTTCTAAAGCATCTTTAAGTCTTTTTGCCTTTTCCATTTTATGCTTTAGTTCAAAATACTTCATAGATACTCTATGATGCCTGTCTCTTAGGTTCTGAACTTGAGTTTTCATTTTCTCCATCAGCTATTTTAATATTATTTCTAATAAACTTTGTATTCAATATGTTTACCGAAATAATCTTTCCTTCCTTTTTTTCTGTTAGAGCATCTTCTGTGTTATCAAAGAGTTCTTTAACTACAATGCTACACTCAATCAGCTTTTCTCTAACAACCTTCATTATGTTTTTTATATATAATATTTCATTAAATTGCAAGGATATGGCGAGGGAAAACATAAGGGATTTATGCGTGATCGTTGAATCAAAAACC